GATGAGACAAAAAAGAAAGTTGTTTCGCATCTCCATAAAGCACTGAAGCCAATCAACCAGTTGCGCATGATGGAAGACTCGTTGGTCATCTATCGTCTCGCACGTGCACCCGAACGTCGAATTTTTTACATCGACGTAGGTTCTTTGCCTCGTGGTAAAGCAGAGCAGTACATGTCGGACATCATGTCCAAGTATCGCAACAAGCTGGTCTATGATGCAAACACTGGTCAGATCAAAGATGATCGCAAGCACATGTCAATGCTTGAAGACTTCTGGCTACCACGTCGAGAGAACGGACGTGGAACAGAGATCACAACACTGCCAGGCGGCGAGAATCTGGGACAGATAGATGACATCATCTATTTCCAGAAGCGACTGTATCGTTCTCTGAATGTCCCAGTGAATCGTTTAGAGCAAGAAGCACAATTCTCGCTTGGCAGATCGACTGAAATTTCTAGAGATGAGGTTAAGTTCCAAAAATTCATTGATCGGCTTCGTAGAAGATTCTCTTGGGTGTTCTTGGGTATTCTCAAGAAGCAACTCATACTTAAAGGTATTATCACCGAGCAAGACTGGGAAGAGTGGAAAGACAACATCTATGTTGACTTCGTAAAAGACAACCACTTTACCGAACTGAAAGAGATGGAGATTCTTCGCGAACGTATCGGTATCATGAACGAAATTACACAGTTCGTTGGTGAGTACTATTCGAAAGAATGGGTTATGCGTAACGTCTTGCGCATGTCCGATGATGATCTAGAAGCAATGAAAAAAGAGATCGATCAAGAAACTAAAGACGGTGAAATTGAAGATAAAGATGAAGAAGAGCAACAAGAGCCAGCGGCGCCTAAACCCGTACCTGTTCAAGTTGTTCCCGATGAACCAAAAGATGAGGAAAAATAATGTCTGACGAAGATGTAGTAATTGACGAATTGCAAGCAGAGCCTATTCAACCAAACTCTAAAGCAGTTGAAGATTTTCTAAAGGCGATTGAAGATCAAAACTTCACTCAAGCCGAGCGACAGTTTAATGATATGGTAGGTGATCGTTTGCAAGATACTTTGGATCAAGCCAAAGCAAGAATTGCGGCGTCTCTGGGTCAAGAAGAGCCAGAAGCTGAAGAAGATGATCTAGATGCTGTTGAGGACTCGCTTGACGATGACGAAGAAATTAGTCTTGATGATCTTGACTTAGACATCGATGATAATGAAGATGACGTGGATGAGGATGACGACGAAGACCTCGTTGCTCCTGTTTAAAAATCATTATTTTATAAATAAATAACACGAGACAAAATGTCAAAGGTAACTGATAAAGAAATTAAATTATTGGAAAAAGTTGCTAACGCCCATCTGTATGAAGTAATGGGCAACAAAGACAGGTATATAGACAAGCCTGATAATTTTAGCACAGTCCAATATATGAATGCAAGAGGACATGTTGATCAACTCAAATTAAAGGAGATGATCGTAAAATGTATCATAGATCATGTTGGAACGTCTGAAGCGTTTCTAAACATGGGAACAGCATGTGGTCATTTAGAGTATGCTAATCGATTGAACCACGGGCGATTGACAATCAGTTCATGCGAATGGGATTATCAATATGAGTGCTGTGAAAAGATACGTGACATGCTGGGCGTTCAGATCAGTTACAGATGTAATGACGTTTTAGGTGATGATTTTGAAATACGTGATTGTAAGACGTATTTCGATCACGTTATTTTAGATAGGTTTTTTCCTGTGTATCGAGCAGATACACACCACAGAACAGAAGAGGTATTGAAGAAATTTAAACCATACGCAAGGAGAGCAATTTTAATTGAGTCCGATGGCAACTGGTCAAAAGAACAATGGTCTTGGTTAGTCAAGACAGCCGAACGAAGAATTAAAATCTCAGGCGAATGGAATATGTTTCTGATAAAACTGGAAAACTTATGAAGACGTTTAAGAGCATCCGCGAAGCGAAGAAAAAAATGCCAGCAGGTGAACATGTCTTCGACAAGAAAGTGAATCGTCACTCAGTGATGATCCACAAAGACAACAAAGGGTTTACTGTCTATATTGACGGTGACAAACTAGACACCTATCGTTCTCAGAAAGAAGCTGAGAAGATGGGTGTAGCTTTCGCTAAGGAAATGTAAATGAAACTTATTACCGAATATCATGAAAACGACTTACAGTGCATCGTCGAAGCAAAGGATGGTGGTGAAAAGTCTTATATGATTGAAGGTATCTTTGCGCAAGCAGAACAAAAGAATCGTAACGGGCGTATCTATCCTAAAACAATTATGGAAAAGGCTGTAAATACGTACGTTGAACAACAGGTTAGCAAAAAGCGGGCTGTGGGTGAATTGAATCATCCCGAAGGTCCCACTGTTAACTTAGACAAAGTTTCTCACCTCATCACTGATCTTCGATTCGAAGGCAATGATGTAGTAGGAAAGGCACAAATATTGGATACTCCAATGGGCAAGATCGTTAAAGGCTTGCTTGATGGTGGCGTTCAACTAGGCGTGTCAACTCGTGGCATGGGTAGTCTTGAGCAAAGAAATGGCACAATGTATGTGCGAGAAGACTTTATTTTGAATACTGTCGATATCGTACAAGATCCTTCCGCGCCTGCGGCTTTCGTTAATGGTATTATGGAAGGCGTAGAGTGGGTATGGAATAACGGTGTTATTGAGGCTCAAGAAATTGAAAAAATGGAGACTGAAATTAAATCGGCTCCGACAAAGCATCTCTATGAGACGCAAGTTCGTGAGTACAAAAATTTCCTCTCGTTGCTCAAATCAAACTTTAAGGAGTAAAACATATGTCTGATCTAGACCAAAATGTTGAGCTTCCTATCGATGAGGACAACCAAATCGAGGAAGCAAGTGCTCAGAAGATGCCTGTTGGTACAGAGGCGGACTCTATTGCGTCTGTAGACAAGACTGACGCTCCTGTTAAGAAAGCTCCCGCTCGTAAAGGGGATCAGACTAAACAGGATCCGATGCCTAAGACCAAAGCAGGAATGCTAAACGCTATGTACAGCAAGATGTCTGGTATGAAAAAAGACCAACTGACTGCTATGTTCAGCAAGATGTCTGAAGAGTTCGAAGATGTAGAAGAAGGCGAAGCAGTTGAACTGCCCGAGTTCTCTTACAACGATGAACTGTCTGCTCTTGTAGAAAGCGAAGCTACTTTATCTGATGAGTTCAAAGCGAAAACTGCTGTGATCTTTGAAACTGCTATTCGTTCTAAGCTGTCCGAGGAAATCGAACGCCTAGAGGATGAATATCAAACTCGACTCGACGAAGAGCTGGACGCTACGCGCACAGACCTCGTAGAGAAAGTTGATAGCTACCTCAACTACGTAGTTGAGAACTGGATGCAGGAAAACAAACTCGCTGTTGAGACTGGCTTGCGCACTGAAATCGCTGAAGATTTCATGGGCAAACTGAAGGATCTGTTCCTTGAGTCTTACATCGAAGTTCCTGAGTCTAAAGTTGACCTAGTTGATGAACTTGCAGAGCAGGTTGAAGAGCTTGAAGAAAAGCTTAACAGCCAAACTGCAACTGTTCTTGAAATGTCTGAGAAGGTTGAGATTTATCAGCGTGAAGCGATTATTCGCGAAGCGTCTCGTGATCTCGCCGAAACTCAGGTAGAAAAACTCGCGTCTTTGGTGAGTTCTCTCGACTTCGAAGATGAAGAATCTTTCGCATCTAAAGTCAAGACTGTAAAAGAGTCTTACTTCAAGAAGGAAGTTGCTTCTACAGAAGAAGAGATCGTCGAAGACTGGGATACAAACAACACAGAGGTTTCTTCTGTGATGGACATGTATCTCAACGCCATCAAAAAATCTAATAAGTAAGGAGTACTAAGATGACTGTTCAAGTATCTTATGACAAACTCATCGAGAAGTGGAGCCCAGTTCTCGAGGAAACGTCTGCTGGTGAGATCAAAGATCATCACCGTAAAGCTGTAACTGCCGCTGTTCTTGAGAACCAAGAGCAAGCATTCCGGGAAGAAGCAGGCATGCTTGCTGAAGCCCCAACCAACACCAACTTCAGCGCAACTGGCGCTGCCGCTGGCGTAACTGGCGCAAACTGGAACCCTGTTCTGATTGCTCTCGTTCGACGTGCTATGCCTAACCTCATGGCTTACGATCTCGCAGGCGTTCAGCCTATGACTGGTCCTACTGGCTTGATCTTCGCAATGAAGGCTCGTCACAAGACTACTCGTGGTGGTGCAACTGCTGACACTGAAGCTTTGTTCCAAGAAGCGCACACTCCGTTCTCTGGCGACTCTTCTGTGTCGCAAGATTCGGCTACTGCCGCTGGTAACAAGGGTCCTTCTGGTCTGACTGGTGTTTCTGACACTGACAACGACTCTTCTATCGTTGACTCTGGTTCGTCTTACGTTCCTGGTGTTGGCGGTGGTATGTCTACGGCTGATGCTGAAGCCCTCGGTTCTACCGGTTCTGCATTCGCAGAGATGGGATTCACCATCGAAAAGAGCACGGTTACTGCGAAGTCTCGTGCACTGAAAGCAGAATACAGCCTCGAATTGGCTCAAGACTTGAAAGCGATTCACGGTCTTGACGCTGAGACAGAGCTGGCTAACATTCTGTCTACTGAGATCCTCGCTGAAATCAACCGTGAGATCATCCGTACTATCAACAGCCAAGCCAAGATTGGTTGCCGACAAGCTGGTCTCCAGACTGCTGGTATCTTCGATCTTAGCACTGACGCTGATGGTCGTTGGTCTGTTGAGAAGTTCAAGGGTCTGTTGGTTCAACTTGAGCGTGAAGCAAACGTAATCGCGAAAGAAACTCGTCGCGGTAAGGGTAACATCGTTGTATGTTCTTCTGACGTTGCTACTGCTCTCGTTGCGGCTGGTATGCTCGACTACGCTCCTGCACTCAGCACGAACCTGCAAGTCGATGACACTGGTAACACCTTCGCTGGTGTTCTGAACGGACGTACTCGCGTCTACATCGATCCGTATGCAACTTCTGACTACGTAACTGTAGGCTACAAGGGTACTAACCCCTATGACGCTGGTGTGTTCTACTGCCCATACGTGCCTCTCCAGATGGTACGTGCAGTTGGCGAGAATGACTTCCAGCCACGGATCGGCTTTAAGACTCGTTACGGCATGGCTTCTAACCCATTCGTGGGCGCGACTCCTGCTGACGGTCTTGCTACCGCTCGTACTAACCAGTACTACCGTATCTTCCGCGTGGACAACATCCTCGCCTAAGAGATACAATAAAAAGAATCTCTTTAGAGATCATTTTTGGGGGAGCCGCAAGGCTCCCTTTTTTTATAAATATTTTCAGTCCTATGCTTGATACTGCATATGTGCCTGGTGCAGGTACATATCCGCGGTCTCACATATAGGAGAAATGAAATGAGATATACTCTGCTAGTATTAGCATTTTTAAGTACTTTTGCTATGGCGCATACAATTACGTATGACAATGGAGATGTTTATACAGTGGCTGATGACGAATTCGTTTTTGTGGCAAAGCAAAGCGAATTGTGGACTCGCCAAGTTTATAACAATGGCAACACGAATCAGTTTAAGAAAATTGTCCCATGGACGAAGGTAGACTATACGCCGCCTGATAATGGGACAAACACTGGCATGGTGTTTGGTTCGCACGAGTGGTGTGCGGCCTATGTGCCTTGGTCAGAAGGATACACTTTTGCAATGCAAGCATGGCAACGTTATTGTGATAGCAATAACGATGGAGTCTATGACGAAGACGATGAACGCTGGGAAGGATAAAGAAAAGGGGCTTGCGCCCCTTTTTTAATAGTAGCAAACTGGATTTTCAAAGTAATACACAAGAGGGTCAGGACTAGGTGCTGGCGAAAAAGCGACGATGTAATCGTCTTCAGCCAGTTGACTCATTCTATATCTGACTCTGTTTAGATGTTTCACAGCCTGTGTTTCTGGTGGTTGTGTTTCAATAGGCTGTAGGCAGAAACAGCCACCTTTTGTGCCAAGTCTTACTGTTTTACTGTTTTCAGGTATTTCAAAATATGCATCATAGTCTGAAAATCTACCAGTAGGCAGATCAGAGTATGACATAACGGTGCCGTAGCCAGCCCAGATCGAATTATCTTCTTTCTCTACTGGTGCTCGATATTCTGGTAGCAGATAGCCAAACGAATATTCAAAAATGTTTACTGTGCCTTGATGATCACCAAAGTGATGATCGAGTCCTAAAATGTGACCGACTTCGTGCACGAATGTTTCGTGCGCTCGCTCATAGTATCGTGTTGCGGCATAATCCTGAAAGACTGTGTTCTGAAAACATTGTGTGATTCCTCGTGTTTTTTGGACTCCTCGTGTTCCATCTACTTGAGCAACACCACACGCAATAGGATCTTCCTCTTTCTTTTTAAACAGAAATGCAATGTCAGCCTCTGCGTTTCGTTGCCACTTTTCGACATCACTAAATTCGTAACGATCACCAAAGAATGCTGTGTACTGTCGCCTTAGATCACCTGCACCAACTTCTACCATTTTTAAATCGACCAGTCGAAGAACAATATAAACACCGGAATCAGCAAAGACTTTGTTCGCAAAATCCAATTCACGGCGAATGTATTCTTCATGTGTCAAGCCTTCCATGTCTTCCTCGGTGAGTTTGCTATCAACAACTGCGAGTAAATCGATTACTGCTAGTTGCTCATTATCCACTTCATATGGAAAGTCAACGCCTGTTCGCTGAAGCACACCATCACAATTCATGTAGTCATACCAAGGGTGTTTAGTGTCAGTTGGATCAGAAGGGCAAGATGCTGGCGGATCCATCTGAGGAATAAAACCACATTCTTCAGCATCTTCTTGTATAGTCTCAACCTGTTTGCCACCGTTTCCATCAGCTACGTCTTGCACAAGTGTAAGAAGCTGAATAAATCTATTCTCAGGACTAGGCTCTTCTACACAGTATGGTTCTGATAAAGGTGTGCCAAATGCGGGTGGAGGTTCATAGCCACATTCTTCTGAATTTTCTGTTTTTTCTACGATCTCGCCGCCAGCACCATCTGCTGTGACAATTACTAATGTGTGCGGATCTTCACAGTACTCATCTAAAACAGTGCCTTGTGCGGGATGATTAACAACTGGTGGTTGCTCTATAATAGCAGAAGATTCGTTACCGCCTGAACAACCTACAAGCAGAGCGAATACAAAGGGCATGTACTTAATCATATTATTAGTCCAAATAGTGCCTTAATTTATTTATATAAATACCATTATAAAGCAACTCACTTGGGAATATCAATGGCTGATTTTACATGCGATCCTACATATCTTGCGCCGACTGGATTTAAGGTTGCGCTTGATCGAAAGAACTATCCAAACATTCAGTTCTTTGCTCAACAAGTACAGCATCCTTCTATGGACATGACTGCTACTGAATTGCCTTATCGTAGAGTGGGTAATGTTGTTACACCGGGCGATACTTTGTCTTTCGGCACTGTCAGCATGGATATTCTGATGGACGAAAACATGAACGTCTATCAAGAAATCTATGACTGGATGCGCAGACTTGTCGAAGAAGAATATAAGTCAAATACAGGCAGACTGCTGTCCACTAATGCGGATGAAATTGGATCATTCTGTGATATCAGTGTGTCTGTATTGACAAGTCACAATAATATTGGTCGAACAATCAAGTATGTAAATGCACTGCCTACTTCGCTAGGTGACGTACA